CGCCGCGATCAGTAATTTTCTCCTCAGCGTATCCGGTTGCGAACGCGACACCATCTGCAAAAGTCCGGTATATATACGCTTTAACAATAAATCTATCATTCGCAAAACTCTCCAGTTCTGTGTCAATGCGGAAGTCTGGCCAGTCCTTAATAAACTTTTCCAGTCTTACTTCCACGGTTTCGTAATTGTCTAAATTAAATGCCATCTAAATCCCTTTCAGTAGCGAGCATCCCTGCGAGTGCGATATATGCACACGCATCGATATATGAATCGATATGATGAGGACTCTCTTGTATTCGTGCGAGTTTGACCTCAACGAGTGCCAAACAAGCTTGGTAATCCGCGATTGGCGTGTCGAGAAGTTGTTGCAGCCGCAAGGCAATGCGTGTTTGGTTAATTCGGGGATGTCCGTAAATTGCGCCTCTATCACCGATGACATCTGTGGCACTTTGTAATATTTCTTTAGCGATCATTGTTTACCGGATGACGGCTAACAGCGCGGCCAACTCTGTAACCTTCGCTTTTGCCATTACTCCAGCCACGCCAATAGCAGTAATACATAGCGACTGGACTTAGCAGTAATAAACCAACAGCTTCAAAGTAAGTTAAATCAATCATTTGTAGCCCCTAACTTGTCCACATATCTTGTGGATTAAGTTAAGTGTGAACTATCTAGCAGGCTATTTCAACCTCATTGTGGTCTTTTTTGATAACAATTTGGTAACGAAATCATCCTCAAAACCAAGCCATTCCTCGCCACAACAGGAATCAGCCATAGACTTTGCCTTCAAACATGAAAGAGCCATCCTTTTCTATGGGAACGGCAATAGGCACAACACGTTTACGATCCACATACATAACGCCAAAGCCAGCCTGCCAGTTGAACGTGCCTTTCGTATAATAGGCCTGCCGTGTATCCATCATATGCCCTACTTCAAAGCCTGTTAATCTGGATACCTCTAAACCGCCTGAGGATTGCGTATAAGACGATATTCCCTGTCTGTGTGTGTGTCCACAAACTACGCTCTTTCCATGCCTCTTAGCGGCTTCTAGGGCTGTTATGCCCCCATGTGGCTTTGTGCTCTGCTCATCACCATGCACCATAATCCAGTTAGTTCCGGGTATCTCGTATGGCTTCTTGTGATACTTAATGCCCAACTCAGGTAAGCGTAGAAAGTTCTCAATCTCTAACTCTGGTGCGCCTATAAGTCCGGGCAATCTGGTGGACAAAGCAGTAAACAATCGTGCGCCGTGGTTGCTTCGGCTCAGCTGTGTAATTTGTAGGTCATACATGACATCAACACACATATCACGGTCTTTGCCTATGGTCTTGGAATGTTCATCAAAGCCTGATGACCAGCGACTTATCGTCTGGAAATCAATTTCATCACCAACGCAGATAACTTCATCTGGTTTGAACTTGCGGATAAAGGCTGAAACGTTTGCTACTGCTTTGGGGTTGTGAAAGGGAACTTGTAGATCACTTATCACGACTATTTTCAAGGTTAGTCCTCGTCATCCTCGTAGTAGCCGGGTTGTTCCGGCAACCAATTAGGCGTGGGCAGGATTGTTGCAGGATACGTCTGTGGAGCAGTAATCAAATAAAGTGCATGATCTACGCTAAAGCCACTACGCCGTAATGACTTGTAATACTCATTAAGACCAATGCAGTATTGATCTAAAGCTGAATAGTCTGTTACGTCAATGACTTTTTTACGCGCCATGGCTAAATTATCGCTCTAGAAGTATGTTATAAATCTCATCAACACGCGAGTTTAGGCGTTTAATTTCGCCCAGTAAATGCGTAATGACGTATCCAGACAAACCACCAATAACCGAGATTGTCGCTATGTAGAGAGTAAAGAAATCTGTTTGTGTCATTTTTGAATTACAAGCGTTGAAAGGTTTGATGTTCCAGATGAAGTAACTGCATAAAGAGCGTTGCCATGATTTTGGATTACTGTCTTATCGCCATTGTCCATGCGATACCCATTGGCAACAGTTACATCCGCGCCACCGATATAAAGTGTGCCCGATGATGAGTGAAAGTGGACTTCCTCAGCTGCATTGTCCTCAGTTACTACTACTGATCGTGTTGTTGTTACTGTGTAGTTTGCGCTATATACGCTCATTTTTTAGGGGTCGCATATCCAAAGACTCCGGCAAGGATTGCCCAGAGAATTGCGCGGTAATCAAGTGAGAAGTTACTTGCAGCCCAAGCTGCTAAGAACGCTCCGGACATTAGGAATACTGGATGCTTCGTTCTGTCTCCTCTGGTGTGTCGATTTCTTCAACAATGTTGTTGTTTGGCTTTGATTCGTCGTAACCACCGATGCCGTAAGTTATTGTCTTTTCCATTACGCAGCCCTCACTCCGACTACCGGAATTGTTGTGATTTCTGTCAAAGATGTTGCAGTAGCAAATCCAGATGTTACGTTCACAGATTGAATAAATCCTATTGTTGGAGCAGTTCCAAAGTTGAAACTGGAATAATTGTTCATCAGTCCAAGCCCACCACTTGCAGAAGTTAGAGAATTTATAGAATTACTTGAGGCTGCAGTTACTGAATTAAAGGCAAGCCAATAAAATCCAGCATTTAATGTTTGGTTGATAGTTATTTCGTAAATTGTAGATGCAGCAGTCATAGAGACAGTTCCGGCATCAAGTAGAACAGTTCCCGGTTTTCCAGCCGAATCATTATATATACCAAGACGTGTAGAACCTGTGCCACCAAAAGCAACAGAAGTTCTAAAACCTATCCTGTCAAAAGTAGTAGTTGTTGGTATAAAAATTGGAGAATAATTTGTCCGATTGCCTGCAAAAATTGCTTGTGAAACAGCTATATTGCTTAACGTTTTATAATATTGACCTGAATAAAATGCTGTATTTGTTCCTTTAATTAAAGACAAATCATAAGCAGTTTTTACGCTGTTAGGAGTAGCGGCAGTTGTCGTGCTTGTGCTAGAAGTTGAGTCTGTTAATTGCAAGATTCCAGCAGCTGACGTTGATCCGGCAGATACCGAAAGGTTTGCAGATGTTGAAGTGCCAGAGTTAGTAATTGGTGCATTGACGGCTATTACGCCTGATGAGCCTGTTGCGCCAGTAGAACCAGTCGCGCCTGTCGCTCCAGTATCACCTTGAATACCTTGAATACCCTGTATGCCTTGTATGCCCTGATCGCCTTTAGCTCCAGTTGCTCCGGTAGCACCAGTTGCACCTGTATCACCTTTAGCACCAGTCGCTCCTGTTGCACCTGTTGCGCCAGTAGCCCCTGCTGGGCCAGTTGCACCTGTATCACCTTTTGGGCCAGTAACTCCAACAGATGACACAACAACGCTGTTTACCTGCTCAGTTACATCAACTGTGCTTACTTGTGGTTGTATGACAATTAAATCGCTCATCTAGTTACCTGTGAACTCACACTCGCTACGCCTTGAATCAAGCGTGTTACTACGCCTGCTGATGAGGTTATCTCTAGATCATAGTCATACTTTGCAGAGTCATCTAAAGCACCTGTTTGCGCAGCTGTGGCACGAATAGCCAAGTTGCCTGTCGCTCCGGTAATTGTGATACCTGAGGCCTGTGTAAGGCTGATAGCGGCTGTTGCGCTGGTGGTTGTAAGTCTAAACTGCATGGCTGCTGTGTAACCTGTTAGGTTAATGGCTGCGCCTGTTGAATCTTTGTATGCAATGTTTAGATACCAGTCAGCACCTTGATCAATGATGAAGTTATATTGCTCAGCCATTATTTGCTCCTAGTAGAGGTATTTGAAAAAAAGAACCATCGTTATCACCTTTAGCCGTAAACGAGATATGAAGGTGAGAGGTGTGTGGGTTACCGGAATACTTGCGCCACTTGTAGTTAAGGATACGCGAGGCGATTCTGCCGTTGAATATGACGTAAGCAATGCGCTTGTCTGTTTTGGCGGCAAGCCTAATCTGATCAGCAAGATGGGCTGAGGTGTTGGCTGGCCCACCCAAATCTGCCGTACAGTCAAAGGCTCTAACGACCATAGTAGGTG